TTGGATATGTTTATGGATACAAGAGCAACGTTATCTAGTTGTTGCCCACCCCCAGTAATTGGATTGACTTGCCAACCCTGTAGAGAGAACCTAGATACATTTAGATTAGAGATAATTCTATTTTCTCGGTATCCTGGTTTTGTATAGAACCAATGGAATACATCTGCATGGTCTCCATTAGAGTTTCTAACAAAGTCCGTAAACATACAGTTGTATACAACGGTATCTTGCCCAATGGGGGTATCACTAAAGAACTGACCTGTACTATTTATTAGTAGGGTAGCATTTCTAAAACAATTCCTGACTGTATTGGCACTAGAGTTGGTTACTGAGATTAGTGACCAACCACCAGCAGCAAAGCCGCCTCCGACCTCTGGAGATGTTCCAATAGCACGGCAGTTGTCAAACCATGCATAAGAATCTCTGCCGCTGGGAGTTCTACATTGAGTATCCCCAACAAAATCAATCCCAGAGAAATGAACCAACTTACAACCTAAACCACCTAGCTTAGCCGAGGTAATCCTAGGCTTATGTCCAGATTCTGGAAGGATTGTAAGATATCTATATTCATTATAAGCCTTCTTGGGATACTTAGGACCTGAGTATTCATAGTCACCATTGGCTAGGTAGAGATTAACACCATCACAGTTTCCAATAACACCACATGCTCCACCGATAGTTCTAAATGGGTTTTGAATAGAACCATCTCCAGTATCGTCATTGCCAGTAGGAGATACATGGTATTCCCTGTTTTGAAGATTCCCAGAATTAATAAACATAGAGTGGTTACCATTCCGTACGTTGAGGTGGTTATCTCCACCTACATAACTATTGTTAAGTGGTCCTTGTAGGACTCTTGGGATACCACACTTGGGATAGACAATAGCTCGGATCTCAGAAAACTTAGGGCTATCTGAACAGAAGAATCCAACTGTATATACCCCTTCTGGACCTTCCTTAGCTTGGACCCAATTACCACCATCTCTACACATCATAACCTTATCTATTCCATTAATATGATAAGCCAGTACAGAAATAAACGCTAGGTAGGAATGATTAGAGAATGGTACATTCAGCCAACGAGCAATTGCTTTAGCATCATAGCCTAGTTGATCTGGCGTACCAACTGGATCTGGCTCTTCTGTTGGCTCTGAAAACGCGGACCACTCAGCCAACCCTTGGGCTAGGTCTTCTGCGTTTACAACACCATCCTTGTTGTAATCATACTCCGAGTTATACTCCATCCAACTGTTTAATAATTGTGCTAGTTCTTGTGCGTTCATGGTATCTCCTAAATCCCCATGGAGCGGTTAAGCCCCATGGAGGTAATTAATATGCTGCCTTCTTCATCTTAAACGGAACAGAATCCTTCATAGCGGCTTCTACAGCTTCGATAGCCTCGTTGGGGATTGTGTTTACCTTGTCCTTGTGATCGCTTAGGACGCCTCGTACAACGGTATATAGACCAGGAGTACGGCGATCTGGGTCATTGAGGTCTCTGATCAAACATTCGATCAGAAGCTCCTGCATGTTATTTAACTTTTCCTTCATGTCACTTACCAAACAGCTTAGCAAGCTTTGAGATTGGGAAGATATGGCCCACAAGGTAACCAGCACAAAGGGCTAGACCAGCAAACCAAAGACTGCCTAATAGTGATTCGATTGTTGCAATAATCATTGTAACTTCTCCTTCTTACGGACTTTGCGATATGCTGCATCTAAGGCTGGATCAGAAGCCCGTAGAGCGGCAATTGCTTCCCGTGTAGTTGCCTTGTTCTTATCGTTCAAGGCTTTGCGAATAATCTCAGCTTGCTCTACCTTTTGTTTTGGTATGAATAAGCCAGCCGAGTATAAAAGACTTTTGATGAATGCACCTACACCTGTGTACCATAGTATAAAACAAATGGCTAGGATACTTAGGGCAATCATTATATAATTAATCATATTGGCCCACCAAGGTACCTTGTCTTCAACCTTAGTTAAAGCTATGTTTGTACTCTTGGTTAAAGCTATGATCTTCTCTTGTTCCTGTTGACCTTTCTCTGTTTGTTGTTGGATGAAAGGAACATCAATAAGCTCGGTTTTTGTAGCTTCATTGATCTGTACAAAACGATCCTTGGAGCTGATGGCCGCTGTTGCAATGTTGTTGCTATTATCGGCTATGGTCTTGCTAGGGGAAACACAGGATGCTAGGAAGAATAGAATACTAAGTAATAGATACTTCATTTGCGTCTTTCCAGTTCTACCACACGGGCTTTGAGATCATCCAGTAAAGTTTTATGGGTTGCGTCATTGGCTGATATTTGAATCTGAGCTTTTACCAAATCCTGGACAATTATTTTTAGTTCGGCTAGGTCTTTATCTGTTTTATCAATTAGCTGGGAACGTTTGCCAATATCAATAAAGAATCCTCCTACACCTATTGCTAAGACAATAAGCTGGAACCACTGTAATACATTAGTTGGCGCTTGTTTTTCTTTTTCAGTAGGCATAGTAAACTCCTTAAGTTACGCTAATATTCCAACTTGCACTAAGGGCATCACCCGATAGTAGTGAATAAGTTCCATTTGTATTTAAAACACTTATCCTAATCCACAAATCACCTGGAATTCCAATTCTTGTGAATTTAACTGCACATTCATTACGACCAGAAACTCGATATTGATCTGACTTTACTGCAACATCTAAAGTTCCTCCATCCGTAATAAAACTGGTTTCTGTTTGTGTTAGTGATATACTAGTATCTGAAGTGGTATCTCCACTTGTAGTTGCTGAAGTAGTGTTTGGTATATCGCCATCTGATTCTGGAATATTCCATGGACCAGAATCCTTATCAATGTCTTGTCCCGAACCACCGGGTTCTGGAAAAAACTCTTGAGTACCTGATAAACCACCAGCAAAAGTTTTCATTCTTCTAAAAACTCTTGAATATCCTATTGACTTAGCTCTAGGCACTTTTACACAAAATGTAATAACATAAAACTCTGTACCACCAAGCGATTCAATTTTTTCGTCTTGGATGTAAACATGTACTTTTGTTTTATCCAGGCGATTTATGCTTGATCTAGATTCTGAACTACATTTATTTTTTCTATACAGTTTATTTCCAATAGTAATAGGAGTATTGCTAAAAGCATCTAAATTATCAGTAAAACCATATTCACAAATAATAGAAGTTTTTAAAGAAGAAGAGGCAACATCTTTAAAGGTAGGAACTAAAGAACTCTTAGCAACTACTCTAAAAATATACTCATCTACCGGATCTGCTACAAAGTTATGGGCTTCTGAAAATACTTTGTTATAGTCAATATTAAATAAATGAGTACCGACTTGTTCATTGGTTATTAAATTCGGCCTATATGTCCATGGTGAGTATCTATTAGCATTTCTCCAATACGTATCGTTTTCAGGTGGCACTCCAGGACTTTCCACAATAGGAAACCTATAATTAAGTACACCACTTGATCCATAAATATTAGGTAGTGTTGGATTAAGATTTATAGTTGTAATATCAGTTAGTCCTTTAAATAACCAATCAATGTCTGCTTCATTAAAATATGAATTATAATCTCCAGCAGTATCTTCAGCCCATCTTTTGCACCAATAATCCCAATATTCATTGGCTTTTAATAACTTACCTAGTACTCCTACTTGTGGCTGAGCTAGTGTTGTACTGTCTCCAATTCCATCACTATTAAATAACCCTGTTCCAGTAAATCTAACAGACTTTGAAATACTTTGCCATCCATTTAAGTTATCTAAGAATGTGCTATTTCCGTTGTTTCCAACAAAACCCTGCCCAAGATTATATGCAAAAGCCATTGCATATTTGTTATAGTAAATAATATTTTTTGGAATTTTAAATAAACACGATTTTAAAGCTTCTGTAGGTCTTTCTAGTCTTCGATATTGAATATCAGAATCAAAAAGATAAACAGCATTAAACATCAGTCCTTTAGCGTATCTTGCAGCCCAGTCTTCTTTTTTTGTTCCAGAAGAAAGAGTTGTAAATGTTCCTTTATCAGCTCCCGCTGAAACCATATCTCTAATGGATTCTAGATACGAGTCTAAATAATTTCCGGTGTTTAGTTCAGTATATCTACCCGTACCAACAGGATCGCTAGTTAAATTTGAACCAATAGTAAAAGTATAATCATCTGCGCCAGAGCCTTCAGTATTAAATATAGGTATTCTAGCTAAACTAGAAGTATAGCATTCAGGAACACTTAGGTAAAATCCATTTGAAGTTAGTCCATATCCATGAATTTTTGAGCCAAACTCTGTAGATGAACCAGAAGTTAAAGTACTATAAAAATAAGGACTTACTTTACGTACTTCTGGAGTTACTGATGTTTCTGAAGCATGTAACCATAAATTACTTTGGATATTATTATACATATTAAAATGATAAAGTTCTTGTGGCCTATCCCAAAAAACACTAGCTACTGAGTCTAAGTTTGCATCACCAACTGGACTAGTAAGATTAAGCCGACCCGGTCTTAGGTTCCAAAAGAATTTAACCTTTACTGGGTTACCTAGGTTAACTGCAACCTCATCAATTGCGTTTTTTGTATCAGCAAAGAAATCAACTGGGTCTTGTCCATTTGGAATAATTCTTTTAAGTATATGATATACAGTTGGGGGATTGGGGATTACCCAATTATTTGTATTTGTCTTAAAAATGGATAGTTGATTTCCTGCTGGTTCACTGATAGCTGGAGTACCACTTCCATCTACTACAAAAGATTGATTGGTTATAGTCCCTGCGGCTGTACTATCGTAATAAGCTATACCCTGAAACAATGTACTGTTTGATGTTCCAAACTTTAAGGGTAGTGTAGTATTTTGCCAGACTTGTAAGCTATTATTGTATTGTAATAGTTGTTTATCTAGTGGTGTATTAATTACAACATCGCTTAGGCTGTCTAAGGTTCCTCCACCTAGGTATCCTGCACTAAACTTACCACCATCCCAGATTAAACCGTGATTGACTTCTACATTACTAAGATCAAAACGAACAGGTGCACTAAGGGGAGCGCCTTCAATAACAAAACCATTTGTTGTATAGGATACTGGCTCCCAATAAGCCCCGTTAGTTGGGGGAATGCCTGGAGTTGTGGGTGCAATACACTTGTAGATTCTAGTAATAGTTTGTGGATTGCCTTGGCTATCTGTAATGGTTGTAGGATATGAAACATATGCATTAAGAGAATATGACAAAGCAGCACTATAGGCAGTATAGCTATTGGCAATAGGATAGAAATGATTATTGGTTGATCCAATAAATTCCTTTTCCTGGGCAATAAACAATAACTGAGCAAAGCAAAGATTAAGTTGCTCTGCCGATAGCTTAGCACCCTCTGTAAAGTTAATAAACATTTCTGAGTTAGGGGTGGCTCTTCTAATAATTACTTGACCACTAGCGGCGGCTACTCCAAGAATAACATTGTCATTTACAATTCTAAAGTAACCATCAGCAAAGGTTGTATCAGAATAAACTTGTTCCACTTCTAATGAGGATGGTGTTGCCTTTTTCCAAACTTTGATTTGTTCCTTGTTTGGGATAGAACACAACCTAGCTATCTGAGAAAAGCTATAAGTAGTTCCACTAGCTGCATAAGTTAATTCAACAGTAGCCTGACCCACATAAGAAGCTATGTATTGTGGATCATTAGTTCCATAAGTAAAACAGGGCATATTCTCTCCTTATTCAATACTGGTATTACCCTTACGGTAGTTACCTAAGATTTCGATGTTTGATATATTACAGGGTGTTGGGTAAGCCGATTGAATCTGGATCTTACACTTTTCCGAGTATGACAACAACCGTGCAAAGTGCTCACCTACGGTATCAATCTTTAATTGACTTGGGGTTGTAACTATGTTATTCAAGTCAAATGGGTAAAACGTAGTTGTAGAACTTGGAGATCTATTGTTTCTTGTTACAACTATATCATAGTTACCAGAGTACAGGTGTCTTGTGGTAATTCTCTTAAGATTAAGAACACCCTCAAAGACTGTTGATCCATCTTCGTTTCTAGGGACCATAGGGGACAGTTCTACGTTCATTGTATAACTGTGTCCCACCCAAAGTGTTTTGGTAGTAGCACTAGTATAGTTTCCCGGAATAGTAACAGTTGTCTTTACAATACCGGCATCAAAGTATTTACCTCGTTGATTACTTGCAACAGGTATAGCAGTATAAGCGTTGCCACCCCACTCGGAACCAAGAACTACATAATTTACTTCATCATCATAATGCGGAAGTATAATAACTGTTGAATTACTTCCACTATTATAAGAAACTGTAGGATTAATAGAGGCATCAATACTAGTTAACCAATCCAACATAGGTGTTGTAATTGGTACTGCCTCAAGTTGAGTATAATAAACATTTACATAATCAGTAAAGGTATTAAATGCAGCGTTGTTTGGTGCGTTCCGCTTTGAAACAATGTAAAGGTCTTTTTCATAGCTCTTCATTGCTAAGACATTATCTGCACTAGATAGAATCCATCTGGAGAATGCATTTTGAATTAGCCGATCACCATTGGTTCTCATAGTATAGAGATAAATGTAGTTGTCTATATTCTTGTCTCTAAAGAATAGGGTATTAAGAGCAGAGCTTGGAGTAGCTGGTCCAAATTCATTTGGTAGATAACCCTTGCAGTGCTGAGACATATCCATTGAAGTTGAGTATTCATCGTTAAAGCTGCTTCCTGAGACATACATGTATACCTTGCTTGCGTCCATAAAGAAGATATTATTACCCATTCTTAGTGGAGCGGTAAGCTTAGCTGTAGAGAAGAAGGAGGTAGCGCGTAGTTCAACATTGAAGGGTGAGATACCAGTGTCAATAGAACCGCCTCTAACCTCAAACTGGGTGGATCCTGAGGATCCTGCAAATAAGATAGATTGGAATGGTACTAGGTGTGAGTATTTGTTATAAGCGCCTACAGAAGATTGTAGATCAATAGGATCGGTTTCAACTATATTACTTACATCATCAAACCAGAAATTAAAGAAGCTATTTGTTCTACTAGAAAAGATTGTATTTTCTGTTGCGATCCATAATCTATTTTTCCAAATAGCCATTGATTGGATTTTTTCTTTTCTTTCTAATGCCTTAGGACCTGGATTACTTAGGGAAGTACCAGATCTTCTGGGGAACATTGGAAGATAACTGACTTTCCATTTACCTAGATCGTTAAAGTCTTTATAGATAATCAGTGGGAATCTTCTGTGATCTAAAACTGAGTTAGGACCTTCTGATCTAACTCTTTCAAAATAAGGGTTTTTGGAATATCTTGTAGCCCTGTAGAATCCCGCAGGAAAGGTTAGGTAGGGGTTTCTGGCAAAGTATATCTTGCCAAATCCCTTGGCTGTATCGTTGACTGCGTCGCGGCTTTCGGCGGGCAGCGGTGAGGTACGATGATAGTGATCTTTGGTGAAATCAATAACCCCAGCAGTCGGGGGTATAATCCGTGGATTGTCATAATAATGATTCAACATCCGAAGGGCTTTGTATCCGTTTAAATCGGTAACATCATTGTATACTTCCGAGGCTGGATACTGAGGAATAAAACTAAAGTTCTCTAAACTTTGACCCGTTTCTTCTTCCTCTAGGGTATTGACATCAATCTCAAAACTGATATCGTCTCTAACGTTTGTCCAATACCCATTGTCTGGGTTGGCGATTATTATAGTATCTTCTGTTGATGGAATCTTAGTTGCTGGTTGGGTAGAGATCTTATAGTTAATTACATCACCCGAGTGAATATAATCATCATTTGTAATTCCTGTATACCAGTTAGCATTGGTTGCTCCAGCCATATCTAATCCGCTATTGTCTGGCATAAAGTCTAGTGGTACTAGTTTATTCCAAAGAATAATACCTACATTATAGTCTATAGATCCAAAGGTATCTTGAATACTTGTAGTAGTAACTCCCGATACAGTAGAACTACCTATTCTATAGTTACTAGTTTGGTTTTTATTACCAAAAGTCAAGTATTCGTATATACCTCTATCAAATCCAGAGGTTACATCAGAAGAGTCTACAGACTCTTCGACCCACTCTGTTGGTTCTATTCTATACACTTGAATAAAATTACTTAGAGTAATACTTGTTGGTTGACCTAGGTAGGTAGCATTAAAACTTTGGTAATACTCTGGATCATATGGTATATTGGTTCTATTGATTATAATACAATATCTATTAAATCCATCTACATCTAGAAAGTGGAAATATAGATTATCTGTATTAAAAGCAAATGGAGTAGTAGTTGGGATTGCTGGAGGCAATCTTTCATAATTCAATGGTGGAGTTACATTAGGAATATTCAAGTAACTAGATGTAGTCCCTGATTTAATTACTCTACTAAGGGGTGGTCTCTTTTCGACAGACTTCTCAACTGTAACCAAGCAGTTATCAATATTCTCTGCCTCACTAATCAGTCTTTTTGTTGGGGCTTGTCTGCCTACCCCACCGCTCAGGGAATTAATTGGAAGTCGTATAAATGACATTAGAACCTCGTTCTTGTAAAGTATGGATCGTTAGTTAGAATACCTCTACGGTTTGTTGCGGACCTTGCGCCAATATCTCCAGACCAGAATATAGATCTGTTCTTCTTGAATATATCAGCTGCCTTGCCTCTTGCCATATGGTACTGCTCTCTCATTGCTAAGCGTTTATCTAGGTCTAGATCGCCTTGTGTGACCATCTGATACTCTCTGGCTGCTGACTCCATGATGCCCCTTTGCAGGGCCGAGTCAATGTCATCCCAGCCATAATTATCGTTTACATCTCCCAAAGTAACAATAACCTCTACATCCAAATCTCTATCAAAAACAACTGTCTGCTTGGTAATATTGAAAAGCACAGGCACACTATCTGCGGACTTAATTGTAGTTTGGATCACCTCCCCCGTCGTAGGATCAAATAGCGGTTCCACAGCCTGAGCATAACAAGCATTAGTCGGTAGAGCAATACAATTAGGAGTATTGACCGTATTAACAGATACGGTACTTCTGGTTATTGTTGTAATGTAACGGTTATTAGCTAACCCCCGCATTACACTTGCTTTGATTGTCTGTTTGAGAATGAAATCTGCCACACTGGTATCTACGCCTGACTGGGCACCTAAGCTTGAAACTAGGTGCTCACCTGAAGATAGCAACATATGGTTTATAGCATCTAAGTATGTATATAAACCCATTACTTCTTTCCTTTCTGTTTATAAGGTACTAACTTATTCAGAACTTCTTGGCGCTTCTCACAGCCACAACCTGGTGTCTGCTTTATGCCCATAGCTTTTGCCGCCTTAGCTATGGTGTCTCCAAGTCCTCGGGACGATTGTTGTATTGGATTGTACGGCCTTAACATGTTACCCTCCTTGCGAAAAAAATACCTAGGGGACCTTTCGATCCCCTAGGTAGTCAGTTAGTTAGCACTAAATTAAATTGTGTATGAACCTTGGATTGCGCCACAGAGTTCTGGGCGAAGAATACCAGCACCACCCATGATGCTAGCCACGGTGAAGAATGTACCACGACGGACATCCTTAACTGTTTCAACCTTCATGCCCTGAAGTCTTAGTGAGCAAACACCGCTACGCTGCCAGATAAGAGCCTTAACTGGATTTAGAATATTACCTGTAGTAACAGTACCTAAATTACGACCGTTATTAACAGCGGCATCATTTGGGTTTGTACCACCAGAGGTCCAGCCGTGCCAGTTAAAGTCATACTTAGCATCACCAAGATCAGTAACAGCACCAGCATCGTTACCGTTAACTAGTGTACCAGTAGCAGAAAGAGCACTGCGGGAAATATTAGCGGTTGAGCTAGTGCCACCAGTAATATCAGTAACAGCACCAGAACTAACGACAACGTGATCAAGCTGTTGTAGGTGGTTTGACTTAACAATCTTAACACCCATGTACTCAAGGGTTTCTTGAATACCGAACATACCCTGAGTAAGCGGCGCACCAAGACCACCAGCTTCAGCAACGCCGCCAAAGAATGGACGGCCAGCACCACCAGCAAGATCAGTATTAACTCTAGCAATACCAAGAGCACGAATATCATGGAAAGCTTGTGGAGTTACAGCGCAGTAAACTTCACCCATGGTAGCGTCGATTTCTGATAGACGAACCATGTAACGCTCTAGGTAATCTAGAAGAAGTAAAGCAGCATCGGTTCTATCAGCAGCAGTTGCACTACGAAGACCAAGTTTGTTAAATGCTGAATTTGGTGGAAGAACAGCAGATGCACCACCAACATTCATACCCTGATAATCTGAACTAAATGGATTGCGATTGGCTGTAAATGCAGCCTTTGCAATCATACAAGCAATCTGCTTATCGCGGATATAACTGAGTTGAAGGCCAGCTTGGCGAGCAAGTTCAGCGCGATAATCCCACTGGGTGAGCATGAGGTGAATATCGTCAAGTTCAAAGTAAGCGGCCATTGGACGCTGATCAAGTGAAATGTCGAACCAACCTGGAGTTGCAATACCCGAAT